ATAAAATATGGCAACTAAATCGTTCGATAATTTCTTCGAATTACCTAACCCTGGTTTACGGGCCTATTTTGAGCACGTGGAATCTGGTAATGACGAAGAGTATAGAACAACTTTCTTTAAGGGTAAGTCACTTGAAGAGATTCTAGCAGGTTGGGAACCTACTCTGAACAAGATTCGTGGTGAATGGCCAACTTTGTTGGAATTCGAAAATGACTTGCGTAAGAAAGTCGGTCCATTATCTATCATGAAGCCTCTCAAGGACAGAATGACGGATATAGACTCTTACTATGATTCTATTCTCCTAGAATCAAAGCCTATCAGCGACGCTGCTGTCGAAGCGACGCTAGAATGGTTCAAACCTCTACGCGGTTTGAGAATACGTGACCAACGTAACACCGTCGACGTTATGAAAAAGTCTACGAACAGTGGTAGTCCATATTTCACCAAACGTCGAACTGTAATAGATAAAACTGTTCCCTGTCTTGTACAACCATTTAATGATGGATTAGTACGCATGGTGCAAAACCATGAGGAATGGTGGGGCTGTGCTGTTTTAGGATGGCGCGGACAGGAAGGTGGTCCTGAATTTGATGATGTAAAGCAAAGGGTAGTCTGGATGTTCCCTTTTGCAGTAAATATTCGGGAGTTACAACTGTATCAACCACTAATTGAAGGCTGTCAACACTTCAATTTAGTACCTGCTTGGGTTAGCATGGATGCTGTTGATGAAGAGATTACACACCTCTTCGATACTAAAAGTGATAATTATTTAATAGTGTGTACTGATTTTAGTAAGTTTGACCAGCATTTTAATAAAGATATGCAAACATGCGCAGAGAAGATCCTTCGCGGATTACTGACGCATTCAGAAGTCTCGGAAGAATGGTTAAACTATGTTTTCCCTGTTAAGTATATGATACCTCTAGCTTATGATTGGGATAAAATTAGAACTGGTCTACATGGTATGGGATCTGGTTCTGGTGGAACCAATGCCGATGAAACCTTAACACATCGGGCGTTGCAGTACGAGGCTGCTCTATCTCAAGGGAAGACTTTAAACCCTCATTCAATGTGCTTGGGTGACGATGGCTTACTTAGTTATCCAGGGATTAACGTTGATGATGTAGTGCGCGTGTACTCTAGCCACGGTCAGGAAATGAACACTGACAAGCAGTACGCAAGCAAACATGACTGCATATACCTGAGACGGTGGCACCATAAAGATTACAGAATTAATAACGTATGTGCAGGCGTTTACTCAACTTATCGAGCTTTAGGTAGGTTGGCTGAACAAGAGCGTTTCTATGACCCTGAAACATGGGGACCTAAAATGGTC